CGCACCCACCAAATGACCCTCAACCACAAATCCACCCGCACGCTCACCGAGCACACCTACCGCCTCACCGACGACTCCGACCACAGCCTCGGAAACATCGTCATCACCTTCGAGAACGGCAGGTTTTTGAAATGCGACTTCCCATTTCGCGGCACCTACACCCGCGAGCAATGGGCCGTCCTCGCCGAGATCGAAGCCGAAATCCAGCGCCTCCACCTCGGCAAACAACCCATCGACCGCTTCTTTGAATTATGAGCCAATCCATCGACCCCTTGATCGCCTGTCCCGCCTGCCGCCGCGAGTGGCAGGACCACCCCGGCGTCGCGCATTGTTGCAAGCTCGCCACCGAGTTAGCCGCCAGCCTGCGCGACATCCTCACCTATGTCCGAGCGCCCGAATACTCCCGCGACATCACCGAGCAGGAAATCTTCTTCGATCTGGTGGAAAACGCCCGCCGCCTCGTCGTCAAATCCGGCCACTTCCAAGACTATCCCGCCGAGCCCCATCCATGAAATTGACCACAGAGAACACAGAGAACACGGAGCGGGCTACACCGGAGACCGACGCTAAAGTTTCCGGACACATTGGATTTTATTCGTGTGCAACGGTTCCCGCTGAATTGTGCCGCCGCATGGAACGCGAGCGCGACGAGGCGCGGGACATTATCCGAAAGGCCATAATGAAATTTTTTGAAGACGATTCGGATGGGCGAATTGCTGCCGGAATGCTTGCGATACTTTGCAAAAAAGAGCCTGTCTCGCAATGACCTGCCCCACCTGCCAAGCCGAAACGCGGGTTCTTTCTTGCCGCCCGGTAGGAGAGGAATTTGTGCGCCGCCGCCTGTGCGAGAACGGCCACCGGTTCAACACCTCCGAGACCCTGCGGCCCGGCCCGTTTCCCTGGCGGCCAGCCAAAGTCAAGAAAACCTACAAACCCAAGCCCAAACCGCAAGCCACCCACTGGCTCGCCCGCATCGCCGCTTTCGTTTCCGCATGACATACCTCGATCAGCTCCAAAGCGACATCAACCGCCAATGCTTGCCGCCGCTTGTGCATCTCGACACCGACAAGCACGACGCCAACTGGATCAATCTAGCCATATCCGAATATCGCGGCCCCTACCGCGACTTGATCCGCATCCTCGCCACCCTTCGCATCCACCGCCTCCTGCAAACCCTAGAGCCATGAACTCCCTCCGCGACTACCTCACCGCCCGCCGCTTCGATCCCACCCACGCCCTCAATCTCCTGCAAGACCACGGCATCATCTCCGACCTCTGCGTCACCCCCGAAGATGTCGGCGACGCCGGACGCGCCATCACCTGGTTAAGCCTCCGCGAATCCGAACTCAAAACCTCCTCTGTGCCCTCTGTGTCCTCTGTGGTCAAATGATCCCGCAAACCCCAAACCCCGTCATCCCGCCCATCGAAGTCGAAGGCCGCCGCGCCGATGGCAGTTTCGTCGTCCGCTACCGAGGCCAAAAGCTCGCCGCCACCGAGGCCCAACTGCTGGCCATCCACCGCGAGCGCGAGGAGCAAATCGCCCGCATGGTCGAAGACCCTTG